TACGAAGAGTATGATAAACTAAAGTATATGAGAAAACTTGTACAGTACATCCAATTATTTGTTGAGGACAAACTAAATGAAATCCAAAAGTGAAGTCAAAGAAATGATCAAGAAGAATTTTCTCTGTTCAGAGAAGTTCGCTATGGAAATAGAAAAACTTGTCAAAGAGAATGAGTCTATGAACTACATCGAGGCAATCTGTCACTACTGTGATGAAAACAGCATCGAGATTGACAATGTAAATAAACTCATATCAAAACCATTGAAAGAAAAATTGAAGTGTAATGCTACTAACCTAAATTATTTAAAGAGAACATCTAAAGCAAAGTTTACTATCTAAATGGCAGGAGTTTACTGCAAGTTTCCATTCATGCATCTATTCAGTGATTCATATCACATGATGATGCCTTGTTGTTATACAGTTTGTGATCACCCATATAAGTCTGAGAAAAATGCATCATTCAAAGCGGTGCATTTGAAAGAAGGAGCATACGATTTTTTCAAGAGTGAACCAATGAGTCAGTTGAGACGGGACATGATGAAACCCGATCCACTGACTCCTTTAGTGAGAGATGTGTGTAGAAATTGTGTTGCTACTGAAGAAGCAGGACTAAAGTCTCCAAGGAAACCATTAGAGACAGTTCCTCTTGGTAGAGTGATTGATATCAAGATGAGAATATGGGGTAATGCATGCAATCTCACCTGCTTCATGTGCAATATCAAAAACTCTAGCAGCAGACAGTTGCAAGCAAAGAAGTTAGTAGAATATAATCCAAAGGTTAGAGATTTTTTGGGCATGGATCATGTTGATAATTTCAATGAAGGTGAGATAGGATATGATCTGGCGATTGATAATCCAGAACTATTTGATATACAATTACAGTCATTCAAAAAACTAGCACCTAAGATTAGATCATTCACTATCATAGGTGGAGAACCATTTGTGATGCCATCACATTATAAGTTGTTGGATATGTTGATTGAGTCGGGCGAGTCTAAGAAGATCAAAATCATATACATTTCTAACATGACAACCTTACATTGGAATGAAAAGAAGATTACAGATTACTTCAAACATTTCAATGAGGTAGAAATTAGTTGGTCAGTTGAAGGATATGGAAAGTATAATGATTACATGAGAAACAATTCTGACTGGGGTAAAATTATAGACAACATCAGGGAGTTTACTCCTCATCTATCTTTATTTCAAGCAGGAATTACACTATCATCACTGTCAGTTTTGCAACTAGATAAACTTGTAGACTGGTGTATCAAGTGCAATATACCATACAAATTCAACAACGTAGTCAATCCACAGGTTTGTAGAGTTGATGCTCTCCATCCCAATATCAGAAAAAGATTGGCAGATAAGTATGAGGGAACTAATTTGGAGTTCTTATGTCAAGCATTGAGAGAGGACATTCCTGATTGGGAGGAGCGTTGGAATAATTTCTTGGAATACACTGAAGCGATTGATCATGTTAACAAAACAGACTACAAAAAAGTTTTCCCAGAACTGTGTGATTTGTCTTAAGATAGGCAAGTTATATTCACATGAGTATGTAAACAATCTATACAAAGCGATCAGGCAGCAGACTGATGATGATGTGCTTTGTTTTACTGATGATCCGACTGGAATTCATCCAGACATTTACACATATAACATGCAACCACGAGTAAGTGAAGGGTGGTGGCCAACTTGGAATAAGGTAGAGATATTTGGTAGAGATGAGTTGTTGAGATATGAACGTAAGTTTTACTTTGATTTAGATCTAATCATACAAGGAGATCTGTCTCCGATATTTGAATCGAAAGAAGATTGGGCAGTGATCAGAGCAACATGGAAAGGTATCAAGTTTAGAGTTGCAAATCCTCATGAACCGATGTACAATACAAGTATCATGACATGGTTAGACAATAGATGGATCTATGAAAGATGGGAGTCTGATTGGAGAACCATTGTAAAGAACATAGTTGGAACTGATAAATGGTATCATAGATCAGGTATCAAACCAACATTCTTTCCAAAGATTTTCTACTCTTACCGTGAAGGTTGTCTTCCAAAACATTACTGGGAGAATGATATGAAACCATGCTTTGAATACAGACCAGAGTTCTCAGTTTGTTTGTTCCATCAGGAACCATCCATCAAAGATCTATCAAAGGATCATCCATTGTACAAACACTGGAGCAAAATCAACTTTTAGTTCCAATAATTCCGGAAAAAAAACTCCGGCAAAATTTTACCCTATAGGTTTTTATGAGAGTATTAGTGACAGGAGGATGTGGATTCATAGGTCATAGAGTTGTGAATCTGCTTGAGAAACAGGGACATGATGTATTGATAGTAGATAATCATACCACTTATGGTTCAATTCAATCAGATGAGTTGGGAAGTCTCGTAAAGGAGAGGAAGAAGTTTATCAAGTCAGACATATTGACAACAGATATCTGCGATTTCGTAGCGTTATATAAAGCAGTAGAGTTTGACCCTGATGTGGTAGTGCATCTAGCATCATTCCCTAGACAGAAGAGTGTTGATATTAATCCTCAAGAAGGTGTCAAGACAATGATGGAGGGTCTTCTAAACATTCTAGAAATATCTAAGAACAGAAGACTGATTTATATCTCATCATCTATGGTTTATGGTGACATGAATGGTCCTGCTAAAGAAGACAACCCCTGCAATCCAAAGGGTTTGTATGCCATCATGAAATATACTGGTGAAAAGATGGTGAAAGATTATGGTAGAAGATTTGGAATGGAATATAATATCATAAGACCATCAGCAGTGTATGGTCCTCGTGATGTAGGAGACAGAGTGATTGCAAAATTCTTGCGAAATGCTAGGATAGGAGAACCACTCAGAGTAAATGGCAGAGAAGAGAAACTTGATTTTAGTTTTGTAGATGACACTGCCAGTGGTATTTGTAGAGTTGTAAATGTCGGTCTACCAAATGAAACTTATAATATAACAAGGGGGCAAGGAAGAACCATTTATGATGCAGCATGCTGTGTAAGTGATATAATTGGTTTCGGTGAGGTGATAGTGCAAGAGAAAGATAGTAAGTTCCCTAGTAGAGATGCACTGTGTATCGATAAAGCAAGGGAACAATTAGGTTACAATCCAACAACAAATCTAGAAGAGGGTCTACAAATTTATTATGAATGGTTCAAAAAGTTCTACAATAACGTTCACTGGTTTACGCCAACAATATAATTTTCTTCGCGAGGAAATACTTGAAGCAACTGATCATGTGCTCTCTAAAGGTCAGCATATGTTGGGTCCAAATACAAAACACTTTGAAGAGAGGTTGACTAAAAGAACTGGTCAACCAACACTGACAGTTTCAAATGGAACTCAAGCACTAGAGATTGTGGCAGAGTGGTATAAGAAAACCTATGATGGTACAGTATATCTTCCTGCATTTTCATTCATTGCTACAGACAATGCATTCAAAAGAGTGGGTTGTAAGATAAAGTATGTGGATGTAGATGAGTATGGTCTGATGAAGGATGCACAAGCGGAGGAGTGGACAGACCTCGTTGTATTGGTAGGATTATATGGTGCAGCACTAAAACCACAGAAGGGTATCATATGTGAAGATGGTGCTCAGAATTGGACAGGTAATTATTTCAAGAGAGTGGGCGATATATGTACAATGTCATTCGATCCAATGAAGAACCTACCTAATTATGGAAATGGAGGTGCTATCAGCACGAGTATACCTGCTCTATATGAGTTTGTATCTAACTTTAGACATCATCATCACCCAAAGTATACTGAGGTAGCAACCAACTCAAAGATGAGTGAGGTAGATTGTGCATGTATGATGGTCAAGTTCAAGCACTTGGAGGAGTGGGATAGAAGAAGAAAGGATATTGCTAGGTATTGGATGAAGGATTGTAAGTATAAGGTGTTGATCAAGGACTTGGACACACATGCTGTACAGAAATTTGTTATCCAACTCGACGATAGGGATGACTTTAGAGAGAAAGTATGTTATCCTACTAGAATCAACTATCCATACACACTTGCACCTACAAAAAATGCAGTCAAGTTATCAAAGACAGTTGTATCGTTACCAATTTATCCTGAGTTGACAGATGCTGAAGTCGAGATTATCAATGACACCCTTTGACACTTACAAAATATATCTGGCAATGAAGAGTCACTTCACTAGAAAGAAGTATGATTACTTTCAGTATGGTGGTAAGACTAATGCAAGTTTAGATTCATTTTATAAGAGGAAGGATAGATATTTTTTCGAGAAGACATCAAGGAAGTACCCTGATGAAGAAGTCAAACAGTTTTTTATTGCTAACTTTGTAGAGTCAAGTGATCCTCAAAGTTTGTGGATAGGAACTATCGCTAGGACAGGTGATGCAAGTTACTCAGAATGGCAGAAGAGACAGCAGAGTTTATACTATAAGTTCACACAAGAAGTAGATGAGTTGTGTAAGACACCTTTTGAAGAGTGGTTTGTAGGAAAAGGTCACCCACATATACTCAAGTCTCATCTAAGAGATGAATTGAGTATAGAGAACCTAATAATACTTGATATGGTATTTGGATTCAAAAAGAACTTTGATAAGTCTCTGACTGACCCTATATGGGAGAAGATTAGTATGAAAATGTACAAGTACTCACCCTTTCTAAATATTGATGTGCTTAAATACAAAACTTATCTAAAGGAACAACTGAATGGGTAAATTCTTAGGATCAAAGATCATTCAAGAAGAAATGCAGGACATATTTGAGTCACAGAAAGATCTTTATGCTGTAATCATGAAGTTTTCAAGTATGGATGACAAAGAGAAGAAAGAACATATGTTGAAACTTATGGACCTTATTGATAAGCAAGAAGTTATGTGGACTAGGTTGTCTCTATCAGATGATCCAGAAGCAAAACAGATGAAGGAAAAAATTCAATTGACCTCTGCTGCAATGGGTTTTAATGAAGTTAATATGAACACAATTTTCAAGAACATGAGGCAGACACTAGAGAATCTATCTGACAAATTACATACATAATAGTAAGTAATACATTACATTAGCATATGTTATCAACACAGTATCGTCTTCGACTTGAAGGGATCTGTAAAGCAATCGCTGCTGGTACAGAAGTAAGCATGAGTGACATGATATGGGCACAGAAATTAGCGAAAGCAAATACATCAGCAAGAGGCATGCTGAATAAAGCAAGAAAGATGAGTGTAAATCCAGACGATTCTTTTCTGAATAACTTGAATATAGGAGACCCCGATTCAAGTAATCATGTTAGGGGTTTCGGTTCCCCCGAAGATGTGTTAGACTGGTTTCATCAAGAACGTTCTGACGACTGGAGGCAACGAGACTAATGCTATCATTCCTATTTTCAATGGCAGGATTGCTGAATTTAATTTTCTATATCTATGCTATTGGATTTGTAATTTCACTGATACTGGAGCAGATTCTAAAGGTAAGACCTTTATCTTATGATGCATCAATGAACGAAAGAAACAATTATATTGTCCAGACTAACAGGAAATATTGTTGGAGACAAGCATGGATTGTGAACATCAACTGGTTCGCATGTAATGTAGGTCTGTATTTCATCTCAAGAAACATGGCAGCACCAACTGATACATTCTGGAATGGGATGTAATGCTAGGACTTATACTACTGGTAATATGCATACCATTCACTGTACTGACTTTATTTTTCGGTACAAAGGGTGGTTTTTATGATAGTAAAAATTACAACGGACATGGTACTGCTCATAAAGTTTTGGTTGATGATGAAACCGAGATATAGAGTGTTGTCATGACCTAAATAGTATGTTATACTAATCTTGTTGTTTATGCAAGGTGTCAATCCACCAATCTATTCAATCCGACGAATCCAACTAATCAAATTTATGTCTTTCGCAAATCTAAAGAAACAGTCACGACTAGGAAGTCTCACTTCAAAACTAACGAATGAGATCGAGAAGATGAACAAAGGAACCACTAATGGTGCCGATGATCGTCTCTGGAAACTAGAAGTTGACAAAGCAGGTAACGGATACGCTGTAATCCGCTTTCTTCCTGCACCCGACGGGGAAGAACTTCCATGGGCAAAGGTATGGTCACATGCTTTTCAAGGTCCCGGAGGTTGGTACATTGAGAACAGTCTCACCACACTAGGTCAGAAAGATCCAGTGTCGGAGTACAACAGACTACTATGGAACAGTGGTAGTGATGACGATAAGGATCAAGCAAGGAAACAGAAAAGAAAACTCTCATATATTTCTAACATATATGTTGTAAAGGATCCTGCTAATCCTCAGAACGAAGGTAAAGTATTCTTATACAAGTTCGGTAAAAAGATCTTTGATAAGATAACTGCAGCAATGCAACCTGAGTTTGAAGATGAAGAAGCAATCGATCCATTTGATTTCTGGCAAGGTGCTAATTTCAAATTGAAGGCAAAAAATGTTGCCGGATATCGTAACTATGATTCAAGTGAGTTTACTAAGACTGAAGCGTTATTAGATGACGATGATGCATTAGAAGAACTTTGGAAAGGAGAATTCTCATTAGAAGAATTCACCAAGGCAGATCAATTCAAATCCTATGGCGATTTGGAGAGGAGAATGAATGCAGTATTGAATCCTGCAAGTGCTAGAAAGTCTCTAGATCCAGAGACCTTTGATGAAGAGGCACAGGTCAAGGCAGAAACAGATGTCAAAAAAGAACCAGTTGCTGTGGCAGCAGGTGGCGAAGACACTGATGATGCACTCTCATACTTCCAACGTTTAGCGGAGGAATAGTATGGGAAATCTTCTAGCAGCAGCAAGTCTCAACTTGAATGAAGCATGGAATATGTCATGGGGTGAGGGTATTCAATTCCTCATTGTATTGATTATTGTATACTATATCAA